CTGGCTTATCTGCCGGCTTTGCTGCAGGTTTCTCAGCCGCTTTTACCTCTACTGGTTTAGTTTCGGCTTTCTTTTCAGCGGGCTTAGCTTCTACTTTTTTCTCAGTAGGCTTAGCTTCTGCTTTCTTTTCTACAGGCTTCTTCTCTGCTTTCTTTACAACGTGGCAGCCATCTGCCTCCGTCTGACCTTCTTTACAAGGCTTTTTAGGACCAGGGCCATCAGCAGCAAAGGCAGTCAAAGCAAGCGTAGAGATAACAATTGCAAAAATATTCTTCATAAAAATCTCCAAAAAATTAAATTAAAGTTACACTTAAATCTAATTAGCTCGTCACCCTACCTGGACCTAAGTTACTATTGGTAACGAGTGTCCAGGGTCAGGCTAAGACTACCTAATTAATCGTCATTTGCCAATTTGGCAAAATAGGATAGGGAATCATCTGCGTCGTCGAAGTCTGCCTTAGGCTTGGCAGCTGCTTTAGCTGGTACCGGCTTTGGCATATCTTCATCTAAGCTCATGGCTTCAGCACGCGGTGCAGCTGCACCTGTAGCAGAAAGTACCATGGTTAATTTAGCCTTCAACTCGTCATATGACTTAAAGTTTTTAGGATCAACAAACTCAGCTAGTGAGTGTTGTTTCTTCCAGATAGATTCAAGAGCATCATCTTCTGCTAAAGGCGTAGCTGAATCAAATTCAGACTTATCGTAGTTACGATAACCTTCAACATTACGAATCTTCAACTTGAAGTTAGCACCCTTCCAGAAGTCGAAAGGGTTAACTGGATCTTCGTCCTCGAATTGAGGTTGCATCACATCCTTAATCTTATCAAAGATCTTCTTACCAAACTTATACAGCTTGACAGTACCTTCGTTTTCAGGATGTGCTGGATCTTTAACTACGTAAATATTAGCAACATAAGTCAGGCGACGTTTTTGCTTACGTACCAGATCTTTGTTAGCCTCGATACCAGAGTTCCACAACTCAGTATTGAGTTCAGAAACGGGATCGGCTTTACCTAGGGTTGTGAGAGAATTCTCGATGTACCATTTACCAGTCGGACCTTGGAAGCCATGATTCCAAATACGAACCCAGGGAAGCTCTTCGCCTGCTGATGGTGGTAGGAATCGAATGACTGCGTAGCCGTTACCAGCTTTATCTACCTCTGGTTGCCAAAAGCGGTCATCTTTTGCGTTGTCTTGAGTCTGAGGTGTTGCAATCTTTTCGACTTCTTTCATCAATTTGTCGAAACCACCTGAACTCTTTTTCATAGAACTAAAATCTAATGCCATAACTATCTCCTTGTATGCGTTGTATAAGCGAAGTATTGTGTTGTATTTTATTATTTACTATCATCAAGATCATCATAATCATCTACATCACCGTTAATAAGATCAAGATCTTCATCTTCCTCTTCTAACATATTATATATACTTTTTCGATATTTGCCACTCTTATCGACACCTTTAGTAATTTTACGAGCTTTTTTCTCGTAGTCGATTTCAAAATTTTTACGTTTCATCTCTGTTACTATCAACTGCAATAAACGGCCAGGCAGAAATACGTTTCGTAATTTCCGATTGGTGGTGTGCAAGTTTAATCAAATATCGTTGGGTTTCTCTAATATGTTCCGACAGTTCTGTCATACTGTCTTGCATGATACAAATAGACTTCTCTATCTCCGTGATACGGGATTCAGAAAGGTCCAATTGCTCTTCGGTAAATTTCATTGTATTTGTCTTTTTTAATTTCTAGAAAAGGTGAATACTTCTTGATAATTCTCGATGTATCCGGCCAAACTAAATCATCTTTTAAGTCCTGATCTAATTGATCAGTAAAATTATTTAGCTTATTCAAGATTACGAGAGTCTCAATTGAAATATCATTCCGAAGATACATCTTTACAATAGGTGGGTGCTGCCCATTATTGCAACTGAAGAGCTGATTAAAGGCAATACCATTTTTATCTGAGTATGTAACCGCTTTATCAATCTCTTTTTTAAACGTATATGAGATAGATTCTATACGTTTCTTCCATCCTTGGTAGCGGTCTTTAGCTTCAACATCAAATACCCCGCCCCATCTATCACCGGACACAAAATTGGCTACCAAGAAGTTTACTATATCTTTATCTGAGTAAGTTTCTGCTACTCGGTTAATTGATAAAAGATCTCTTCGTTTTAGAAAAGAATTCTTGGTAGCCCTAACACGACCCTTTTGCTCAATCACATCATAACTGTCTGTCGTAAAATGCAGGCGTAAAGCCAGGTAATAACGATAAACTTCAAATGGTTCCATAATCATACAGGCAAGTGACCTCGGGGTTTAATCATGTTAGCCATTTCAGCCTCCATTTGAATCTTCTCCCGAAGCTTCTGATTAATCAATGATCCGATACTATCAATATCGATATCTTTTTCATGACAATAACTAATAACGGCATCCATATAGGTTGTATTAAAGTTTGCTACTATCTCATCAATATACAAACTAAACTCAGTAGGAGACCTAAATCGTTTAGTTATTACAAGCGCGTCAGTTAATTGTTCGTTTTCGTCAGTCATACAAAGTAAATTAGGCCAAGCATTACTGCTTGAATGGCGAAACCAAATCCAATCGTTACCACCATCAGCATATCCTTAATTATAGCTGACTTTACAAAATAAAGCAACAGACCCGCCCACAACATTAATGCTACATCTAGAGGAGGCATCTTATCAGTAGCACCAGCCATCACGGCAATAAAGCCTGGAATGGTTGCGCAGATCAACGTTACAACACTTATCCATGCAAACGTATCTGCAGTTGCTCTTGTAAAGCCTTCAAAATAAGAAAATACTCTATCTTTAATTTCGTTAAATTTTTCCATTTTTCTCACCGTAAAATATATGACGACCAATTTGACTGATCTTAGGAAGATTCCAATTAGGGTTTACATAATCAGCATGATAATACATTGCTTTATGTAGCGAAGGTAATCTAAAGTTTTCTAGTAATACTTTCTTAGCTACCTCCATAGACTCCCTGTACATCGTATTAGACTTTACTTTAGGTCCACTCTCACAGTACCAAGAGAACTGGCAGATTACTTTACCGTATACAACGTTCTTTTGATATACTACGTTACAAATATCAGAAGGAAACTTACCTGACTCTGCCCGATTAATAGTAACTTGTGCTACTGCTACTTTACCTTCAAAAGGCTCAGAGGCTGCTTCGTGATAGATGTTTTTTGCAAGACAGGTTAGCTGTCTATCTCTTTCTTCCATTGTAATAGGAGTACTATTATATGGATTAGTTTTATAATACTCGATTTTATTATTTGTAAATTTTGCAATTAAAAATGCAGTCAATACAATTAAACCTACTCTTAAAAATAAATTAAAAGTTTTTACCATTGGTTTTCCTTATTAAGGAGGCTCTCGAGTTAACAAGAGCCTCTGCCTTCAGATTACTTCTTGGTTGAAGTCTGTTTGATGTCTGTAGGTATGTTAGAAACGAAACCATTCAAGACTTGCGCCTTTGCAATGATATCTGTTTCGGAGGGATAGGCCGGAAAGCCTGGATGCTCTGGAGGTGTCTGGCCGGCGTGTTTTGCCGTCTCCACCTTCGTAGACCAGTCGTTTGATATTACTTCGCGTTTACCGTAGTATTCGTCACCAAGCATATCTTTGGCCATCTTGAGAAGTTCGAGACGAATCTCGAAAGGTGTCATGTTACTCATAATAATCTCCTTTGTGTGTATGAGTGTTGTAAAATGATAGGTTATTCTGTTACGAGGAAACCTATCGAAACCCTAAGCAGTGTTTAGGCTGCTAATGCGAACTGTGAGTCGTTTGCGTTTACTTTTGTTTAGTGTTTACGACAACTCTGTCGGATCGTCCATCTTTGTACTTATTGCCCTGTCGAATCTAGAACAGGCCCATCATAAAGACTCTTCCATGCGTTATGTGCTTCGAAATAACTTAACCATACACAATGTTCGCATCCTCTACCACAACATGTCGTTGGAGGTATTGGTTCTAAGAC